AGCGCCGCTGCGGTCAGCGCGGCGCGGATCTCCGGCTCCATCTCAGCCAGGGCCGAGCGCAGGAACGAGCGCTCCGGCATCCGCGCCGCGGGCACCTCGACATGCGTGTAGAAGCGCGGCTGCCCCCGCCAGGGGAAGGCGAGGACGCGGCCGTTCCTCGGCAGTACGCGCCGCGCCGGCAGCGTCCCGCCATATTCATGGATCGCGGCATAGGGTACGGCAGTCCTGACCGTCGCGCTGACGTTGACCCCGACCCGAGCCACCGAGACATCGATCCCGGCCGCAAGACGACCGCTGCGCCGTTGCAGCACCGCACCCGAGAGATTGCGCTCGACCCGGCGATGGAGTTCGCCGCTCAGCCGCTCGATCTCGCGCGCCAGGCGGGAGGCCAGGGTTTCCGGCAGGGCGGCGAGCCGCGCCGCAAAGGCCGCTTGCCCGGCGAGCCTCGCGGTAATCATAGCGCCGCCGCTACAGTGGCCGGATCGGTCGCGGTTGGCGCCAGAATGCCGGAAAATGCCGCTGTGGGCGCCACCGCCCGGTATTGCGCGAGAACGGTCTTGATATCGTCGCTCATGTCCTTTTGGGAGAACGCGACGGTTTCGCCGCCGCCGAGCGTCTTCGACACCTCGCCGATCCGGCTGCGCTCGCGATAGCGCTGGCACACCAACTCGATGCACGCCTGGGCGAGTTCGGACGGAATTGTCCGGTAGCCCGCCGTGTAGGAGACAACGACATTCCGGGCGCGGCGGGTGAAGACATAGCCGCGCACCGCCAATTCGCTCGGCCCGAATACATAGCCCGCGCCAATCCCCCCATCATCGGGCGCGGGCGGGATCGTCAGTCCGTCGATCGTCAGCGACAGCACCGCCGAGGCGGGCGTGTTGCCGAAGACCAGCCGCTGGCCGCCGTTGCCGTCGCGGATCTCGATCCAGTCCGCCTGGGCGATCTGGCGGCCGAGCCAGGCCTGGATGAATTGGCTCGCCGCCGTGATCAGCCGGGACAGCAGGGCGTCGTCGGTCGTCGGAAACGCGTTCTGTCCTGTTTGCAGCCACGCCTTCACGTCAGCCAAGGTCGTCAAATCGCCAAAGGCCACTTCGCTGCTCTCCTGCTACAAATCCGGCCATCGAGACGGTGAGACCATGGGGTTGCAGCTGTGCGCCAACCGCCTCACCATCTCTGTGATGAAACGCGTTCAGCCGTTGCCGATGTTGGTGATGACGCCCATCGCAAACGGGGCGTACACGGCCAGCACTTCTTCGGCGTAGACGCCGACCTGCCGCTGCCGTGTCACCACCGGCCAGTCGATCTGGTAGTAGTCCTGCCGGGTCTTGACCTCGGCGACGTTCGGCACCTCGTTCGACTGATACTGGATCGGCAGGTTCTCAGCCCAGCCAATGATCGTGCCCGGCGGCATCCTCGGGTGGATGCGGATCGGGATACGCAGCCCACCGTTCAGGGCAAACGGATTGAAGTAGAACGACACCACCCCTGCTGCCGCCAGATCATAGGCGTTACCATCGCCCGACACTTCGTATCGCAGCAACGGTCCCGAGGAATTGGATAACACCTTGTCGGTAATGTTTTTCAACTCCTGCACATTGACATAGAGCACCGTCGGCGACAGCTGATAGAGGTTCCACATCTGCTGGAACATGGCATCGATCTCGACCACCGAACCGCGTCCGGACGCGGTCAACGTCGTGCCGGTGCCGGCGGTGCCGGTTGGCAGGATGTTGACATAGGCGTTGGAGCCGCTCTTGAGCGCGCTGGTCATCAGCCCGTCAAAGGCGTAGCTCGGATTGGCCGAGTTGTCGGCCGTGATCGCCGACTGCGCCTGGCCGGTCCCGGCGAGCGGCGCCGCGAATTTGGCGCTGTTGATCGTGGTGATCGCTTCGAGCTTCTCCGCGCCGCTGGAGGTGCCGACAAACCAGGCATAGGCGACCGCGCCCTGCATCGCGGTGACACTGGCGAACAGGGTCTGGCCGGAGCTGACCACCTGGCTCGCCTCGGCGCTGATGTTCGAGGAACCGCCGGCCAGCGTATAGGTCTTGCCGTCGGCGCCGGTAATCGCCCTGGTGGTTGCGACCCCGCCCGTCAGGTTCGAATTCTGGTAGCCTTCGAGGGTCAGGGCGACGACCTTCACGTAATAGGTCGCCGCCGGCAAGGTTGCGCCCGAGCCGGAGGCGGACAGGGCCGGCGTCGCCGGCACGCCGAGCTGGAGCGAGGCGTTGCCGGCGAGGATCGCCATCTCCTCCTTCAGCATCATCTTCTGGAGCAGGCGGAAGGTCATGCGCGCCTGGATGTCTTCGAACATCCGTCCGGCATTGATCGCCTCGTAGGTCGCTGCGTCCTCTTCGCCGATCGTCACATAGGTCGCCGATTTGGTCGCAGTGGTGTAGCTCATCTGGCCCGAGCGCTGTCCCTCCGGGACCCAGCCCATCGAATCGAAGCCGGAACCGACCAGAGCCGTCACCTGCCGCCAATTGGTCGCGGTGCCGGTACCGCCGCCGACGCGCGGGATCACGTTGCGGATCGGCGTGACAAACGGGTACAGGTTCTTCGCCGGCGCCTGCAGATCATAGGCGACGAGACCGGTGCTGGCGGCGATCGTCTTGGCGATCATGTCATCGGGCGAGCGCAGCGCGCCCTTGACCAGATCAAGGGTGTCTTGGGTCGGGTTCATCGGTTCAGTTCCCTCCACGCGGGCATGAAAAAACCCGGCGGAAGGCCGGGCTGAGGATGGTCGGGTCCCCCCTCTCCTCGCCTGCGGGAGAGGGCTGGGGTGAGGGACGGCGGTTACCGCACGGAGAAGCCCGCCGGCCGCACCGGGTTGGCGTGTGCCGCCTTGATCAGCGCAAGGGTGCGTTCCTCGTCGCTCATCCGCGCCAGCGCGGCGATGACATCGTCGGGCGCGGCCGCAGCGCCGCCATCCTCGTGCTTGGCGATCGCGGTAATGCCGCGGGCGAGAGTCAGCGGTGGCAGCGGCGTCGCCGCGATCTCATCGACCCGCTTGGCGAGCGCATCGAGCCGCGGCAGGAGTTCACCGGCCAGCGCCTTGGCGAGATCGCCCCCGGTCAGCAGGCTCAGGCAACGCTCCAGGCGCTCGACGGCCCCGGCGAGGTCCCGCGCCGCCTTCGCCACAACCTCGCCGGGAGCCGCCGCTGCGTCGATTTCGGCCGTCTCCTCACCTCCATCGCTCTTCCAGCAATCGAACACCGCCTCGGGATTTGCCGGGCGGTCGACCAGGCTGATTTCGGTCAATGCGAGGCCGGTGATGACACGGCGGTCGCCGGGATCGCGCGACTTGACCCGGCCGCCGATCGAAAACCCTTTGTAGACGCCCTGGCGTACCTTCTCCCAGGCGGCGGGGTCAACGATGCGGGCGCCGACATGCAGCCCCTTGTCGTCGACCGCCGCTTCCTCGGCGACTCCGACCGCCGACATCCGGTGCATCTCTCGGATATTGGCGAATTTCATGTAGTCGCCGAGCGCGCCGGCAAGCGCGGCGCGGGTGACGATCTCGCCCTGGTCGTCCGTCGCCTCGGTCGAGGCATAGCCCCAGACCATGTGCGTCTCGGCCTCGACCTTGGCGATCGGAGCATAAATGCGCATGCAGATCACCCTGTTGTTGAAGAATTTGTCCGTCCCTTGTCGCTGAGGCGGCACGGCGCGCAGGCGAGCTCGAACCGGATCTCAGAGATGATGCGACCTGAACGAAATCCACTCTAAACCGCGCGTTGCCGCGGCGCATCGCCGCCCGGCAGCGGGTCGAGGCCGAGGATGTCGCGGGCTTCGTTGACCGCGTAGATGCCGCCGCGGACATAGGTGTCGAGGATTTTGGCCTGCTCGGCCGGGTCGGCCGGGCGCAGATCGGCCCAGGCGAATTCGAGGTCGAGCTCGCCGAGCCGGTCCTGGATCACGTGGTCGGCGAGCGATTTGACCCAGCCCATCAGCGGCGCCATCCCCTCTGCCAGCGCCGTGTCGTGGGTGGTTTCGGCAGTGGCACGGTTGACCTGGCGGGTGAACGCAGTAGCCGGCAGCGAGAATGCGTAACAGACGATGCGCGCCAGCCACTCGTCGAATTCGTCCTTGTACGGCGCCTCCTTGAACGCCTGGTACTTGGTCCCGTTCGGTGCCCAGACCAGCCGCGTGCGCGATCCGGTATTGCCCGCGAGCACGCTGTCGAACCACTCCTGAAACTGGCGGATTTGCTCGGCGTTCCACCCCTCCGGCGCATTCAACAGGCCGGGCGGCACATTGCCTTCGGTGAAATGCTGCAGTTGCATCGCCTGGCGCCGCAGCGCGATGTTGACGGTCATGATGATCTGCTCGACCGGCCCGAACCCGTAGGCCTTGTGCGGCCGCGGGTTGCGCGGCAGGTAGAGCAGTTCGTCGCTGGTCAAAAGCTTCCACGGTCGCCCGTGGATCACCTGCTGATAGGCCGGCGCCGGCGGGCGCGGGCGTCGGCCGGTCTCATCGACCAGAACCTTGATCGAGCCGCCGTCGACGACATCCAGCCCGATGACCGTGCCGCCGCGGTTGCGCCGGAGTTCGATCGCCGGGGCGTCGAGCACCAGCAGGTCTTCGAGCAATTCGCGCAGCCAGGTCGCAAACGGCTGCTCGCCGTCCGGCCGTCGCCAGAATTCGCTGACCCGCGCGATCCGTGCCGCCGTTTCCCCAACGGGCTTGCCCCGGCTACGCCCCTTGCCGCGTTGCCGGATCGACCAGTCGAGCTTTTCGATCTGGTCCTTGCGGGTTTCGATCGCCAGGCGGGTGATGTCGTGCCCGTCGGCCAGGGCGCGCAGCTCGGCGAAGGAAACCTGCTCGTAGGCCCGCGGCGTGTGGAGCGTGTTGACGCCGACCGGAAAATCCCAGGCGCGCAGGTCTTCGGGTTCGAGCGGCGCCAACGGATAGCCGGGGGAGAATATCCCCTGCGCGGGCTGGAACACCGGCGCGAACTGGGCCTCCAGGGCCTGTTGACCCCAGCTGTACGACAGCGTCAGGGGCATGCGTTTTCCGCCTTGAGGGGGCATCAGAAGCTGCTCCACGCCGCCCGCTTCCATGTGTTTGGCGCGGTGCAGGCAAATAGGTAATTCGAGTCGAATTGCAGTTGCCCGGTCTGGCACGGCGCCGAGCTGCTCGCCACCGTCCCGGTCGCCGGGAACATGCCGTTGGCCGAGGCGGTTGCCGGGGTCGCCGAAACCACACGGAAGGTACCGGAGCCGTCGTATTCCAGCCGCACCAGCTCGTAATTCTGGCCGAACAGGCTCAGCGCACCCTGCGCGCCCCGCGTTCCGGGGATCAGGATCGACCCGCCATCGGTCGCATTGACCTGGATACTGGCGGTCTTGCCGTTATCGGTCGCGACGCCGATCGACCAGCCGGCCGCGATCGCCGATGTCGGCGGCAAGGTGACCGTCAGGCTTGCGATCGGGCTGTTGTAGCTGGAGATCGCGGTGCCGCAGTCCGTCGCGCTGGCGACATAGCTGCTGACGCCGGGAAATATCCACTTCGGCGTACACGTGCCGCCGGCCAGCCCGACCGCCGCCGCGGTTCTTGGCGTCACTTGCAGGACGCGGAAATTCGAGCCGTCAAACTGCAGCTGCGCCGATTCGTAATCGCCGGGGGCCAGCGCCAGCGACGTCACCGTCGCACCGCTGCCCGGATAAAGGATCTTGCCGCCGCCGGTTGCGTTGACCTGCACCGAGCCGACCTTGCCGTTGTCGTTGGCGATCGCGATGGTCCAGCCGGCATTGATGGCCGTCGCCGGAGGCAGCGTTACGTTGAGATAGGCGAGCGGGCTGTTGTAGGCCGAGATCGCGTTCCCGTTGTCGGCGACGCTCGCCGCATAGGCGCTTGCCGCGGGGAAGCTCCAGCGGTCGATCCCGCCCGCCCCCGCCAGGCCCAGCTGCCGCGCCGTCGCCGGCGTCACCTGCTCGACCCTGAAATTGCCGCTGCCATCATATTGCAGCGTCACGTACTCGTAGTCGTTCCCGGCCAGGGTCAGCGCGGTCTGCGCCGCGGCGGCGATCAGCGGATAGAGGATATGGCCGCCCCCCGTCTCATTGACCTGCACCGTCAAGGCCCTGCCGCTGTCACTGGCGAAGCCCATCGACCAGCCGGAGGGCAGTCCCTCGGTCGGCGGCAGCGTGACCGTGAGGCCTGCCGTCGTGTTGAAGCTCGACAAGACATTGCCGTTGTCGCCGAGTTGCGCGGCATAGCCCGCGCTCGACGGATAGAGCCAATGCCCGGGCCAGTCGCGGCTTTGCAGCCCATTGGTTGCGAGCGTGTTGCGGGTCCCGGTGACAACCCGGAAATTGTCGCCGTCCGACTGGAGCTGCAGGTACTCGTAATCTCCCGGACCGAGGGTGATGGCCGACAGCGCCTTGCCGCCTGACAGGATTGACCCTGCCGGCGTGGTCAGGGTCAGCCCCTTGCCATTGTCCGTAGCGAATCCCATCCACCACCCGGCGCCGACATCGGCCGGTGCCGGCAAGGCGACGGCCAGGGACGCGCCGGGCGCGTTGTACGAAGACAGTACAGTTCCGCCGTCGATCGGCGCCGCAGTGTAGCTTTCTGCCGCCGGAAATTCCCAAGTGGCCCGATTTCCGCTGCTGCTCACCTGAATCCCTGTCGACTGCGCGCCGCGGTTCGTCACCAGGCTGGCGTAGGTTGGGTTGATCAGCAGGTTGTGGGCGCTGGAGGTGGCGGAGACCGCGGTCGGGCAGGCGAAATACGGCGATACGAAGGTGTTCTGCCCGTCATGATTGAAGGTGATGCCAAGACAGATCGGCGACGCCTCCATGTCGAAGGCGAAGATCGTGTTGGCGAAGTTGTAGCCGTTCTCCAGCCGCAGCGCGTTGCCGCCGGTGGCGGAAGCTGAGCCGGCGCCGGAGATACGGGAAAACTGGGTCTGCTCCAGTGCAATCCCGGCGGCGCCGCCCGCCGTGTCGGCAATTGCATAGATCTCGCTGTCGAGCACGTAATTGAGCTGGAGCCCGCCGGCCGTCGCCGCGCTGCTCGCATTGTTGACGACAAGATGATCGAGCTTGATCGAGTTGTGCGCGTCGGAGAAATCGGGCGTGCCGATGATCACCGCATAGCCGGGCGTATCGGCATTGACGAACAGCGTCCCTTCTTCTTTGAAGTAGAAACAGTTGGCCGGAGATTCGGCGGTGCCGCCCGAGCACTTCACCTGCAGTACGGGGCCGGTCGCGACGGTGCGGCCATCGAGCGTCGCGCCGTCCGAGATCAGACGGAAACCGGAACCGGCCTGGCCGGCATAATCGATCGTCAGCCCGCCGGTTATCTTGTACGTGCCCGCGGGAAGCCGCACCGGCCAGTTGTTGGCGATGCCGGTGTCGATCGCGGCCTGAATGGCGGCGGTGTCGTCGTGACTGCCATCGCCGAGGGCACCTCCGGCAAGGTTCGGGCAGCGGACATCGAGCCAGGGCCGGCCCGAGCACATCAGCGTGTCGCCGCCCAGCATCGCCGTTCCGGTCGTCGACAAGGTCGAGAAATTGCCTGGGGACTGCGCCAGCGCTCCCGACCCGAGCAGCATGCAGCCGGTGAGCGCCGTTGTGCCGAGCGCCCGCTCGAGCCATTGGCCGTATCGCATGGGTCACCAGCGCCGCGCCGCGAAGGCCTGCCCGGTCGTGCCGCCGAACAGGCTCACCGCACCGCCCGGGCGGTAACCCGATGGCGTCGCGAAGACCCCGCCATTGGCAGCGATCTGCACGCTTGCCCCGCCCGCGGAAGCGCTGCCGACATCGCAGACCCACAACACGCCCGACGAGTTGTTCTGAACGAGGAACCCGTTCGAGGGGACCACCCCGCCGAACAGCAACTGCGCGCTGCCACCGGCCGCGACCGTGCCGCTCCCGTCACTCGCCGCGGCACCTGCCGCGTTGATCACCGGCAAGGGGCTGGCCGTCGCGACCGGGACTGCGACGCCGTGCGCATCGATGGCCGCGGCAGCGTGGACCGGCACGAGATTGCCGCTGCCATCCGCCTGGGTCGACAGCGATTGCACGCTGGTATTCGCATCTTTGACGAGCAGAGTCATCGCTTCTCGCTTTCGTTGACAGCCAGCCGCCGATAGGCCTCGAACACGCCTTCGCCGGGCATCGTCGTGAGCAGCAGTGCGCTCAACGCCCACACCAGAGCGTCGATCCGGTCGGGCGAGTAGCCCGCGTTTTGCCGGTCGAAATTGGCGGTAAAGCCGCACATCTGGTCTTCGAGCTGAGGAAAGGCGCCGAGATGGCGTACCCGTCCCTGCTCGTACAGCGCGGCGACCGGCTCGGCGCGAGCCACCTTCCCGCGCGACGCGCGAACCGCGCTGAACGGTACGTTCGGATCGATGATCCGCAATGTCGCCTCGACCATCTCACCGCCGTTATTGACCTCGGCGACGATCCTGTCGGCGCCGTGATGCTGGTAGGCCGCGATCGCGACGCGCGCCCATTCCGGCGGGCTGAACCGGCCGGACAAGTCGGCGAGCACATAGGCCGATGGTGCGCTGCCGGTCCCGGCGGCGATCCCGGCGACAACGATGCCGGTCTCGTCGGCTTCGGCGCCGCTGGTCGCGGCCGGGTCGATCGCCACGACGATCCGGGCCAGCTCGGGCACTGCGGTGACGCGCGCCGCCTCGATTGTCGCCCGGCTCCACAGCGCGCCCGGCACGTCGTCGAGCAGTTCGCCATCGAGTTCCTGACGGCCCAGCCGGGTGCCTTCGTAGCGACGGACAATCTGGTCGAGAAAGGCCGGGGCCAGATTGCGCCAGTTTTCGATCGTGCGGCCGCGGGTGACGACGACTTTAGGGTCGCTGAGCAGCCCGCGGATGAGCGGCGTCGGCCGCGGCGTCGTGGTGACAACGGCGCGCGGGTCGTCACCGAGCCTAAGGCCAAGCATCAGCATGTCCCACGCCTGCGGGTAGCGCCAGGCCGCAAGCTCGTCGCACCAGGCGAAATCGTGCTGCGGCCCGCGCAGCCGGTCCGGTTCGTCGGCGCTGAACAGGCTCCCGATTGCCCCGTTCGGCCAGGTCAGCCGCGACTTGGAAGGCTCGTAGACGGGTCGCTCGCTATCGAGGCCGATCGCCAGCAACCCGCTCTCGCCTTCGACCATCACATTGCGGACGTCGCCGGCCGTCGCTCCGACGAGCGCAATGCGTCGGGCGCTGTGGGCGGCAACCCGCGCCCGCACCCACTCGGCGCCGGTGCGCGTCTTGCCGAAGCCGCGTCCGGCCAGCAGCAGCCACACCCGCCAGCTTCCCTCCGGGGGCAACTGTTCGTCGCGCGCCCACTCGGCCCAGTTGTGCAGGAGCTTTTCGAGCTCTTTCGCTTCGAGCCCGTCAACGATCTCATCCCGGTCTGTTTGATTCAGCGAGGCGAGCCAGGCGACGTTTAAGTTCCTCACGCAAATCCTCCGCGTCGTCGTCGGGCGGGCTATCAGCCTCGCGACGGCGCGATGCCAGGGGGAACATGCCGAGATGGCGGCCGATCGCATCGAGAGCCGCCTTTTTATCATAGAGCTTGACCCGGACCTTGCCGCCGTCGTCGCCCACGATCTCGTGAATGGGCGCCGCATCGGCGGCGCTGAGGCGGTCGACATCCCGGATCGACAGCTTTCCATCCCGCCATTCGACGATGTGGCGCAGATCGGCAAAAGCGATGCGGGCGTATTCCTGAAGGACGCGCTCGACCGTGACGCCGAGCCGGGCAGCGCGCGCGGCCACCTCCTCGATTTCGAGCGACGGCTCGGCCGCGCCGGCCTTGTCGCCGCGGGGTCTGCGCGTGGCCGGCCGGGCACGCGATTTTCGTGGAGGCCGTGCTGTCACACCGGGTCCTGCTGATTGGTGCGGACGAAAAACGCGGCGCCGTGTTTCCCCGGCCGCCGCGCCCTCGCCCAAATCCGTCAGTGTGAAATCCTTATATCCGATCGATCCGGATTTGTCAATCTGTAAATACCAATATAGCAATTACCGAGCACGAAAATGCATTTCCAGCGCGCCGAGTGCCGCGACAAGGATACCGGAGGCTGCTTCCTGGCTCACCCGCCTGCCACTCCAGCCCTGTTCGAGCGCCCACTGTTTCAGCGAGCATTCCCAGCCCAGCACGTGCCAGAGGCATGATCCGGCCGGTGAGGCGATGCCGCCGACCGCCTGGATCGCGCGCCACACGGATCGCCGCGCCGCCTCGATGCGCAGTCCCGGCACGCCGCCCGGCTTGGTCGCGGCATCCCCGACGCGCAGCCGGGAAAGGTCGAGCGCCCGCATCGGATCAAGCTGGGCCTGCGCAAACCGCGCGCGAAAATCCTCGCCCGCCTGGCGCATCGCCGCCGTGATCGAGCCGCGGCGCTCCATGATCTGGAGGGTATCGACCACCCGATAGGGCCGCGCCGGTCGGCCAGCGTCATCGGCAATTGGCCATTCGATCCGCTCGACGCTACCGTGTTGCAGCCGCTCGCTCGTGACCGCCGCGCGAGCCCCGTCCGGAATATCTCTAGCGGGTCCGCGCTTCCGCATCGCCACCTTCCGGAACATAACGTGAACGATTTGGGCGCGATAACGCCCGCACAGCATAGTCTAGCCGCCGGAGAAAGCGCTCGGGCGGCGCCGCCGAGGGGCGCCCGCGTTTGCCGCCGACGGCATCGGCAAGCGCTTCCGCGCGGCGCAGCAGCCGACGCTCGGCGGCACTGCCGCTGGCAAGATGGCACAGCGCGTGGTGCGTCGGGCAATACGACGAGCCGGCTCGGCAGCGCGCCCCGCAGCGTATGACACTGCCGCCTTGATCACACCGTTCGTCGAGGATGTAGGCGCAGCCATCATCAGCCGACCGCAACGCCAGGTCGCCTGGCCCTTGCACGGTGTCCATCGCCCCTCCCCCGCTTGCTAATGTCGCACCGACCATATATTATCAAGGCAAATAGTGTCAATATCGCAATACGGATTACGCATCATGGACGCGACATGGTTCCAACAAGCGCTCGACCGGGTGGGGGCGACGCAGGCCGATCTTGCACGCCGTCTCGGGCTTGCCCCTTCGGGGGTCTCTCGCATCATCAAGGGCGAGCGTCAGGTCAAGGCGCTCGAAGCGGTACAGATCGCCGCGTTTCTCGGCGTACCGGCCGAGGAGGTGCTGCTTCATGCCGGCGAGAGCGAGGCGGCGATGGCACCGGCCGAGCCGGCGCGCCGCGGTCGTCCGCCGCGTCCCATCCCTTTGCCGTCCGCGCCGCGCGGCGGCGATACGATCCCGATCCGCAGCGCCGGGCGCGGCGGCGGCGAACAGGAGATGTTTCTCGCCGACGGCCCGATCGGCCACACCCCGCGCCCGGCCAATCTCGGCGGGGTACGCGGCGCCTACGCGATATACATGGTCGGCGACAGCATGGAGCCGCGCTACGAGCAGGGCTGGCTGCTTCACGTCAACCCGTTCAAGCCGCCGACCCGCGGCCGCGACGTCGTCGTCTACAAGCGGGGCCACGCGGTCCTGATCAAACAGTTCGTCGGCTGGCAGGGCGACACTCTGGTCCTGCGCCAGCTGAACCCGGCGATGGAATTACGCATCCCGCGCGACGAGGTGTTGGAATGCCATCTCGTCGTCGGGGTCGATCAGGAAGGTTAGGCCGGGGCACGGGGCATGGCCGTGAGGTTTGTCTTCGGCGCGGCCCCCGGCTACCATCGCCCGGCATGCCAATTGAGAAGGGGGCGACGCCGATGCGCACGACCTACGCCGTCAACGACATGACCATCCACCGCATCGTCGAGCAGGAGCACGGCTTCACCCCGATGCTTGAGTTCCTGCCGACGCTGTCCAAGGAACTGCTGGAGGAAAACCTGTCATGGCTCGCGCCCGGCGGCTATGACACCACGACCGGCAATGTCGTGCTGTGCTTCCAGTCCTACGTCGTCAGGACGCCGCATCACAACATCCTGGTTGATGCCTGCATCGGCAACGACAAGAACTTCCCGCTGCGCCCGGCCTGGAACAAGAAGAACGACGGCAACTGGATGGCGGCATTGAAGGCGGCCGGGCTCGGGGTCGAAGATATCGACTTCGTCATGTGCACCCACCTGCACGGCGACCATGTCGGCTGGAACACCCGGATGGAAAACGGCCGCTGGGTGCCGACCTTCCCCAAGGCGCGCTATCTCTTCTCCAAGAAGGAATACGAGTTCTGGACCGGCCCCGACGTGCCGCAGGGTTTCTCGATGGACCCGATCAACGAGAGCGTCCTGCCGATCATCGAGGCCAACCGCGCCGAACTCGTCACCAGTGACCACGCGCTGAATGACCACATCCGCCTGACCCCGACCCCCGGCCACACCCCTGACCACTTCGCGGTCTGCGCCGGCAAGGGCGGCGACAAGGCGGTGTTCACCGGCGACCTGATCCACTCGCCGCTGCAGGCGCGCTATCCCGACCTGGTGATGCGGGTCGACACCAACCGGGCGCAAGGCTGCGCCACCCGCCGCGCCTTCTTCGAGCGCTACTGCGACACCGACACGCTGTGCTGCACGATGCATTTCCCGTCGCCCTCGGTCGGCCATATCAAGCGCTGGGGCGACGGCTTCCGCCTCGAATACCTGACCTGACCGCGCCCGCCGCAATCTCCCCTCCCCCGCAC